GGTAATAGTAAAAAAACAGTTAAATATATAGAATAATGGGGTTCAACAAAAGATTTATCGACATCGACACTATCAATCGTTACTTAGATGGTAAAGAAAGTTTAGATGTATTATTTAAAGGTGATGCGTTTATTTTTATGGATAACACGGCGTCTAAAGTTTATGGGTGGTATACTAAAAAGTTAACTGATAAAGAAATAAAACTAAAAATAAATGAACTTTATGAATCAACAAAAAATTAATTTGCTATTTTCAAAACTAAGACAACCTATTCACATTGATTATATTTGTGAAGTAATTACAAAAGATAGTTACGAAAACACTAAAAAAATACTACAAGAATTTGTAGATAAAGGAAAAATTGAAGAAAGTAAAACCACTAAGGATTATTATGTTCTTACAAAAGAAAACTTATAAAGTACATGGACTTGGTGTTCAACACATTATAAAAGTGTTTGGATACCCTATTGTTGTTAGTATTGGTGATTATGATTTTTGGGCTCGTTTTGGTAAGAATGAGAAAGGGTTTAGTATTACATCTAAACCAAAGTTTTCATTAAGGAATGGTTATAGGAAATCATTAAAAATTGGTAAGTATTACATAGATAAAATAAAATAAAAAAGATGATAAAAATTGAGTATATATGGTTAGATGGTTATAAACCAGAACCTAATTTAAGGAGTAAGATTAAAGTAATTGAAGGAGAGATTCCTGACTTATCTAAAGTTCCTGAATGGAACTTTGATGGTTCATCAACAAAACAAGCTGAGGGATATAACTCTGACGGTATATTAAAACCCGTTCGATTATATCGTGAGATGAATAGTATTGATAAGGTTTATGTTTTATGTGAGGTAATGAATCCTGATGGGACCCCACATGAATCAAATCATAGAGATATGTTGGGTGATGAGGTTAATGACATGTGGTTTGGTTTTGAACAAGAATACTTCATTCAAGAGGGTGTTAGTAAACCAATCTTAGGGTTTAACAGACCTCACGTTGAAGGACAAGGTAAATACTATTGTGGCGTTGGGAGTAATGTTGTTGGTAGACAACTAGTTGAAGAACATATGGATTTATGTTTGAGTATGGGAATTGAAATTACTGGTGTTAACGCTGAGGTTGCTTTAGGACAATGGGAATATCAAGTATTCGCTAAAGGTAAAATTAAAGCTGGTGATGATTTATGGATGTCAAGATATTTGATGGAAAAATTATCCGAAAAATACGGGTACCATATTAACTACCATCCAAAACCTATCACGACAGGAGATTGGAATGGGTCTGGACTACATACAAACTTCTCAACAAAAAAGATGAGAGAAGTTGGTGGGGAAAACTATTTTAAAACGTTATTCAATGCTCTTGAATCAAGAAGAGAACAACACATTGAGGTTTATGGTTCTGACAACAACCTTAGATTAACAGGTAAACATGAAACACAATCAATTCATAAATTTAGTTGGGGTGTAAGTGATAGAGGGGCGTCAATCCGAGTCCCAAGGTCTGTTGCTGAATTATGGAAGGGTTATGTTGAGGATAGAAGGCCAGCATCGAATGCTAATCCATATGAAATTATTAAAGTGATAAGTGACACTATTGACATGGCGGATGAGTTATCTGTTACGTTGAATAACATGTATTCAAATGTTAACACCAAAAACTTTGATGATTTAAAATCTAAGTACAATGGAATACCAACTGCTCAAGAACTCTTAGATGAGTATAAAAATGATGATGATTATGAATTATCAGAAGAAATGACCAACTCTAGTGCGTACATCAAACCAGAATCAATTGATAATAAAAATTAATAATATGAGTGAGCAGGTAGACCATCCACAACATTATGGTGGAGAAAATAATCCATATGAGGCAATTAAAGTTATTGATGCTTGGGGATTAGGATTCTCACTAGGGAATACAGTAAAGTATATCTCAAGAGCGGGTAAAAAGAATAAGGAAAAAGAATTAGAGGACCTTAAGAAAGCGTTATGGTACTTACAACATCACATTGAAACACTATCGAATAATGAAATGGAATCTTAATGAATGGCAAGGACGTTCAAAAAAACAAGTAGAAGATAATAATAAAGTTTTTGGATACTCAATAATTTTAGTTATACTTGGATTTATAGTAGGACTACTTTTTTTTAGTAGTTGTAAATCATCGGAAACAGTAAACTGTGACGCATATAGTAAAATAGAGAACAAATAAAATGACGGAAAATTATATAGGGAAAGTTGTAAATGGTAGTTGTATTGATGTAATGTCAACTATGGGTGAGAACACAATTGATTTAGTGGTTACATCCCCACCATACAATGTAGGGATTGAGTATGATACTCATAATGATAGACTTAAGATGGATGAGTATTGGGAATTTACTAAGAATTGGTTGTCTCAAGTTTATCGTACACTAAAACCTGATGGTCGAGTTGCAATTAATATACCTTACGAAGTAAATGTCCAAGACAGAGGTGGTAGAGTTTTATTCATGGCCGAGTTTTGGGGTGTTATGAAAGAGGTTGGTTTTAAATTTTATGGGTTAGTAGACCTTAATGAAGATTCTCCTCATAGAAGTAAAACAACTGCTTGGGGTAGTTGGATGTCACCGTCATCACCTTACATTTATAATCCTAAAGAGTGTGTTATATTAGCCTACAAAACTGTTTCTAAAAAACAAAATAAAGGAATACCACAATGGATTGGGGTTACAGATGAGATTGAACAGGAAGATGGTTCATTTAAAAAGAAAGTATTATATACCGATGAAGCTAAAAAAGAGTTTATGGGTTTAGTATACGGGCAATGGAACTATTTTGCTGACACTAAACAAATGACTAAAGCGACATTCTCAATGGATATCCCAACAAGAGCAATTAAAATATTAACGTATCGAAATGAAATTGTTATGGACCCTTTTGTTGGTTCAGGAACTAGTTTAGTTGCGGCTGAAACATTAGATAGACGATGGATTGGTATTGAACTATCTGAAAATTATACAGAAGTTGCAAAACAAAGAGTCCAATTATTTGTGGATAAGAAAAAACAAATTGAATTAGAATTTAACGAAGAGGGGATTTAATATCCTCTTTTTTGTTTTCATGATATTTATAATAAAAAAATACACATGAAAGGAATAAAACTTACTGAGTCTGAATTAAAAGACAAAATAGTTCAAATTTATAAAGAGGAGCAATATAAGATTCTCGAAGAAAAATGGAACAAATTATCTAAAGAAGATAAAATGTTTGTTGTTGAATTTGCTAAAGAAATATACCCTGAACAAGCCAAGTTAATAAAAGAATCCAAATGGTATAATACTGTTGGAGATATCGTTGGTATATTTGACCCAACAGGTGTTGTTGATATTGTTAATGGTATTAGTTATTGGAGACAAGGTGATAAATTATATGCACTTCTCTCATTAATATCTGCGGTTCCTTACTTAGGTGACCTTATAGCAAAACCTGTTATTGGTGTTATGAAATTAGGTGGAGGTGCTGCCAAAGCATTTAAAGCGGCAACCTTAACGGGGGACGCGGTTAAAATAGCAGGTGCCGCAAGAAGAGCTGGTGGTCCTATTGCTAAAATGGTTGAGAAAGCACCAAGTTGGGGTGAAAAATTAGTAACCTTTTTAAAAGGTTCTGTAGGTAGAGTTCCTATGTTAGGTTCTGGATTGGTAAAAGTTATTGAAGAGTATGTTCAAATTTTTGGTAAGGCGGGAAAAGAAATGAAAGCGGGAACTGAAATAGGTAAAGGGGTTATAAAAAGTGAGAAGGCTTTAAGTGCGGTTGAAAAACAAGAATTATTAAAACAAATGAGTAAAGACCAAGCTTTTAGAGGGTTTAGAGATTATAAAGGAGGTTTACAATCAATGTCAAATAAATATATCTCAGGTGGTATGGGTCGTCTATTTGGTAATAGAGCGACAAGGTCGTTAATGAGAAGAACTAAATGGTATTTAGGTTTATTAGATTGGTTAGGTATTGGTAACTTTGTTGGTCCTGAGGAATTAGAGAATATAGTACCTAATTTAGAGGAAAGAGCTAATCAATATAGTGAGACACCTGAATCACAAAGTTTATGGAACCAAGAGTTTGCCGCAGGTCAAACAACAGGAAGTTCAGTTGTACCATCATTATCTACTGCAACACAATCAGCGTCAACTGCAGTTAAATCAGACGCATTCACATCATTACTTGGTTCACTATTAGGTGGAGGTACAAAAGCATTAGTATGAAAAAATTAATTAAAGAAAGTGGTATTAGAGATATCAATAAGTTAGCTAAACGTTACCCTAAAGCGGAGATTTATTTCCACCAAGATTTAGATGGAGTAACAACCGCAATTGCGATGAAAAAATATCTTGAAGATAACGGGATTAAAGTTGTTGACGCTCATGTCATTCAATATGGAGATAAAGAGTTCTCGGTAAAGAAGAATGATGCACAAGGTGATATTATGCCTGTACTCGTGGATTTTGCACACGGTAAACCAATGTTTGTTATTCATACAGACCACCACGATAGACAAGCAGGTGCTGAAGATACTAAATCAACTTCATTTAGAAGTTCACGTTCAAATGTTGAAACAATATCACAAGTTGTATCACCTAATGAAATATTTTCCCCTGAAGACATCCAATTAATATCTATGGTTGACTCAGCTAATTACGCGGCTAACGAGGTAACTGTTGACCAAGTAATAAATTATTTATTCAAATTAGATAAAGAAAAATCTTTAGGTAAAAACAAAACTGCCTTAGGTTTAGTTGCTAATAAGTTATTATTAGCGTTTAAAAATAAACCAGGGTTTTTAGAAGAACTTGTTATGGTTGGTACCCCATCACTTATGAATCTTGTTACTAACATAAAAAGAATCATGATTGAGAAAGGTTATGCCACTGTACCCGAATTAGAAAAAAACAAAGAAGGTTACATTGAACAAATGAAAAACCACCCAAATGTTAAGATAGAAGGTAACATCATTGTTCAATATGGTGGTGGTAGTATGATGAAACCAGGTTCTTATGACAGGTATACCCCATTTAAAAATAATCCTGATGCGGATTTCTTAGTTATTGCATGGCCATTAGGTTTAGTTCAAGCGTCTTGTAACCCTTACAAAAAAGAACGTGAGTTAAAAGGTGTTAACTTAGGAGAGATTGCTCAGGAGGTACTTGCTAAATGGGAGACTCAATTACAAGAAAGACAAATACCACTATCGACTATTAAATGGATTTCTGAAGGGTCAAAAGGTTTTGGTCCTGAATCTGTTGGTTTTACATTTAAAGATTTTGTTGCTTTATACGGTAATAAATTCAAATCAATGGAAAACGGTAAAGAATACTTAACTGAGATTGGTAAAATGATGGAAACACCATTTACTGAATTGAGTGAGGAAGAGAAAAAAATGTTAGATGGTGTTACAATTAATGCTTGGGATTTAATTCAGGCAAATAGTGGTGGTCACAAATGTATAACAAACATATCGGGTCTTAGTTATTTAGGTAGGTCTAAGAGACCACCAGAAGGAAAGTACAAATATAATGCTGAGTCGGAAGATTCGCCTTATGTTAAGTTTACCAAAATGGTTCAAAAAGAATTGGTGAATGTTTTACAATCTAAAATAAATGAAGGTTAAAAATTAACTTCATCACCGATTTGTAATCCTAATTTTTTTGCGGTACCACCCATAATTTCTAAAATCATATCACCTTCACCACAGTAATTACCGCAGTCATCTGTGGTACAGGGTTTACAATCATGATGAATTTCTGTAATAGTATTACCGTCAATAAAAATGATATCTAACGGAACTACACAATTTTTCATCCAAAAACAATGTTCACCATCACTCATTAAAAATAACATACCATTAAAGATATTATCAAATTTTTTACCCATCATACCTTTTTGAGTATCTTTAGGAGAAAAAACGGTTTTAACCTTAAATTTAGTATTTTTTAGACTGATTATCATATCCATAAATATATGATTTAATTAAAATAAAAATTATTAAATAAATTTTATACTAAAAGTAAACTTTTCAAAAAAACATTATATTTATCATTTACGAGCCCAACAACCCCTTTCTTAAGTTGGTTAATACTTAAACCCTAACAGTGTAAAAATTGTTAGGGTTTTTAATTTTTAATTACTATCTTTGCTTCATGGGAAATCAAGTCAACATAATAAATCGTAAAATTAAATTCGAATATTCATTTATCGAAACTTTAATTGTTGGTATTAAATTGGTTGGACCTGAGGTTAAATCAATTCGCAGTGGTAAAGTATCGTTAGTCGATGCTTATTGTTTTTTTGTGGGTAACGAGTTAGTAGTTAAAGGAATGAATATTCCTGAATATAAAATGGCGTACACTCACGAACCATTACGAGATAGAAAGTTATTACTTAATAAAAAGGAAATTGTTAAATTACAAAAAGAACTTGTTAAAGGATTAACATTAGTCCCGTACAGAATATTTTCAAATGATAGGGGATTATTAAAGATGGAAATAGTTTTAGGTAAAGGTAAAAAATTACATGATAAGAGAGAATCTATTAAAGAAAGAGATATTAATAGAGAAATTATGCGTGGTATTTAAAAATTTTTTGTATCTTTGTATTCACAAACACCGATACTATGACAGAGACATTAACCCAAAAAGAAATTGCAAAAACTAAATATCAAGATGCTAAACGTGTTGCGTTAAGAAGTTATGACCAACGAAAGTTGGCTACTGATGATAATCAAAAAGTTTTTGAGGATTTCTATAATGATATGGTTAAAGTATCTCCTGATTTTGAATTGGTTAAGACACCAAACTCTACAGACTACAAGGTTTGGATTGATAATTTTCCTGTAGAAACATTTACATTAAACTATTTTAATTGTGAAATTAAGTACACAGGTAAATTACCTGAAGCGACCTCAAGTGGTAAAGTTCGTATTGATGTTAGTGAACAACATATTACTCCAAGAGGTTCTTGGAGACAAAAAAACTTAGGTTTTAAAATTAGAACTTCATTAAATTATGTAGAAAGCCCATACTACAAATCAGGTAGAACTGCCGCTAAAAAAGTAATTGAATATGTGGATTCTTTATGGGCGATTGAAAAAGACCGATTACTTAAACAAGATATTAGAAGTCGTGCTTTCAGAGAATTGATGGGTATGTTTAGATTTTCTATGGTTGATTTTGGTACACCAACAAAACCACACGAACCTAATTTCTTTACTGTAACTAATCTTAATAAAACCAAGATTGTCTTAGGATATAGATATGATTCTGTTAACGATAAAATTGAATTCATTAATAAAGATATTATTGTACCTACTGAATTTAATTTAACTTCTTTAGTAGAAAAATTAGGAGAATTGTAAAAAACGCCGTATATTTGTAGAAACAATTAAGGATATGAACACACAGACATACAACATCAGAATCGAGAACGAGAAATTCGGTAAACTTTTGAATGAAACATTCATTGACGGAATCCAATTCAAATTATTTTTGAAGATGGTTAGTGGATGTTTGGAGTTAAAGAATGATTTAACATTCTTCAACGGGACCGATTTCTTAATTAATATTCCTTACAAATTTTTGAAGGATTCAATTATCGTTACATCAACTAATGAGTACAATTTAGCTGACCACGCGAAAAGCAAAATTGAGGCTTTAGTAACTAAATAAAATAAAATAAATTATGAGTATTGAAACAGGATTATTAATATCAATTTTAACGTCACTTTACATTGTTTATAAATTTTGGAAAAAAATTCTTAAAACTTTATTGATTGTATCAGTACTTTCTTTTACTTTTTTAGTGATTAAAGTAAAGAGTGTTTACGATGAATTAGTGTCTAAAAACAAAATTGAATTACCAAAGGAAACAACCATTAACGAGAAACAACTTACTAAAGTATGGGAACTAACTACTACAGAATACCAAGAGCATCTGAAATAATCATCAGATATCAAAAAATGTTTGATAAGATTAGCCAGATGGATATTTGGAATGTATCGGATATTAATAACCTGTATTCAACAATACCTGTTAATGATTTTGAACGAACTAATCCGTGGAACGAGTTTACTGATGGATTAAAGATTCACGTCGGAAAGAGAAGTTCAGGGTGGAAATTCCTATGGAACTTTCAAGACGGTAAATTCTATAATAGTAAAAAAGAACTATTAACATTCATTCGTTCTGGTAGAGTGATTGATGAGTATGGTGAATTACAAGATACTGAAGAGTTTATTAAAATGGCTTTAGAGTGGGGACAACCTGATGGTAATCATAATATAATGTTTCCTTGTTTAGAAAAATAAGGTGGTGGAACCTGACATATCCTGTCGGCCCTAAAGGAGACTTCGGTCTCCTTTTTTATTTAAAACCAAAATGAATGTATTTATTGGTATAAAATATTCTAATGGCGATATCAGTTAACTATAATCTTACGGCACTACCTTTAGCATTAAAAAAAGGTAATTTTTATTTAGGTGTTGGAGATGTTGGTAAAGGACCAACTAGTGGTACTAGTTATTATCACGGCATAACACCCGTAGCAGGTGGGTATACATTATATGTTGGACAAAATGGGACTAATCAACCTAAAATATATACGGCTTCAAGTGACGCACAATTAATTACTTTAACTAATACTTTATTCAGTCAAAACTTTACTACGATTGCTCAATGTAATGCGTTTTATATAGATAAAACAGACAGAATGGTTTTAAATAACGAACCAGGTGCTATCGTTACTGACCGTTTAACCTTATGTCTCATGCCTCATAACACCTTAAGTCATAATCAAACTACTGATGGTAAATGGTATGATTTAGCTCAAGGGTTAGTTTTTGATTACTATGGTATTATGACACCACTAACAACATTAGGAGTAGCCAAAGGGTTCCAATTTAATAACTCGGGGTTTTGGAGATGTTCATCTAACTCTACTTTAGTTGATTTAGGTGGCGATTGTACTGTGGTATTATGGATTTACGGTACTCAAGGGGGTAGTAGAAGAACGATATTTGAAAAAATGGGAACGGTATATCAATCTTACGAACAAGAATTGGCCATGACATGGGAAGTTGGGTCAGGATTAAGTTATTATAGTAGGTATAGTCCAACATATGATTATGGGGGTACTGAAGCAACAGTGTCGAGTGCATGGACGATGATTTCAATAAAAATGTCGACAGGAAAAACCTCATCACCTAGAACAGGGTTTAGAAGTAAAAATGGAAATGCTTGGGTACAGGATTATACTTCTAGAAGTAATGTTGCTTTAATTACTGCTGGTGCTATACAAATAGGTACAGGTTATTCAGGTACCTGTTATTCGGGGGGTATTGGGACTGTTTTATGTTATAGTAAAATGTTATCAGATAATGAAATACTACAAGTATATAATGCTACTAAAACATACTACGGATTATGATAAAATTTATTAATATGGACTTCAACGGGAGTCAATGGTGGGTTGAATATTTAGAAAATAATGAATATAAAAAAAATTATTATGATGACGAAGAGAGTGCTAAGACATTTTACGTATCTTTAATTAATTAACGATATTTATTATTAAAACTATTATGGCTAAAGATATTATTATTTCGGAAAAACAATTAGAAACACTTGTTAATGGTGTTAAAAAAAGAAATATACAAGAACACGGAGAAGAAGGTTCTTACATGGCAAAACAACAATTATTTACTATAGCAACATTAGCACACGCTATGTGGGAGAAAATGGAACAAGGTGAACAACTTGAGGATTGGATGGAGACTAAACTTGCTCAGGCCGAACAAAGTGTTGTTACTGTTGTTAAGTCATATATGTATGATGAATTTGAGTCTAAAGACTCTGAAGGTATGGGTAAATTAAATTACGATGAAATAGTTATCGGTAAATAATTAAAAAATACTTTTACATTTAAAGACCTTTGTTTTATTATTAAGACAAAGGTTTTTTTATGAGCAAAATTATAGTAACAGGAGGATTAGGTTTTATTGGGTCACATTTCGTGAATTATGTTAGAGAGAATACGGACCATGAAGTATTAATTATTGATAAACTCACATACGCAGGTAATCCTAATAACATTATATTACCGACCGCATATCTGAAAAAAGATATATGTGATGTGGTACCTGATGATTTAGGTGACTATGATTATATAGTTAATTTTGCTGCCGAGTCACACGTAGACAACTCAATTAAAGATGGGTTACCATTTGTCAAATCAAATGTACAAGGAACCTTCAACATGATTGAGGTCGCCAGAAAAAACAAGAACTTAATTAAATTCTTACACATCTCAACAGATGAGGTTTATGGTGATATAGATGAGTATTCGGCAATTGAAACTGATAATATTATTCCAAGTTCATATTACTCAGCGACTAAAGCGTCTGCAGATATGTTGGTAATATCCGCTGGTAGAACATATGGGTTTCCGTATTTAATCACACGTACTTGTAATAATTACGGAGAAAACCAACATTCTGAAAAATTTGTACCAAAAATTATCAGGTCAATTAAAAATGGTGATGAGGTTCCTGTGTATGGTGATGGTGAACAAGTTCGGGAATGGATACACGCTGATGATAACGCCAAAGCAATATTAACCCTATTAATGTCTGATGAGGTTAATACTGTATATAATATTGGAACTGGTGAATCGTATACTAATAACCAAATAATCAAAATGATTAGTAATATTTTAGGTAAGAATGTTAAATTTAAATATGTCGAGGATAGGTTGGGTCACGATAGAAGATATTCGTTGAGTTCTCTAAAATATGAGAACAAATTTGGTGTAATACAAAATACTAAACTAACCGAATGGTTAATAAAAATAATTAAATAAATAAAAATGGCAGAAAAACAAAACAGATTACTTAATGCGTTAGACGCAAAGTATAAGGCGGAAATGATGGACGCTTTAGCAAGATTAGAAGTTTATATTACTTCACCCGTAGCAATTGGGGAACATCCACAACACACAGAAGAAATGGATAAATTAATTGAGCAGTATACCAATGCTAAAGATAAAACTGAGTCGTTGATGATTATGAAAAATGAATTAGGTTTTTAATTAATTAAATAATATGGAGGAAGGTTTATTAATACATAATTCGGTCTTTGAAGATAGTCGGGGTACATTTGCACCTCTACCTTTAAAATTTGGTGAAGGTAAGTTATCTGTTTTACGTAAAAATTGG